ATGACCACCAACACAATCAACACCGAAGCAATCCTCACCAACGCAGGCCGAGTCCTCTCCACCCGCCGCATCCACATCACCATGCAGCGCATCTGCAAGGCCAACGGCCACTCCCGCCGAGTCTTCACCGCAAGCCGCGAAACCAACACCGAACGCTTCGGCAAGAACTGGGCACGCCTCATCGCCGCCCACCACACCGACATCCACCGCGCAGAAGGCATCGACTGGATGCTCCAAGACCTCCTCGGCACGGAGCGCAGCATCACCGGCGCGCTGCCCTACGAAAACGGTGTCATCCGCTTCGAAAACCCGGATGAGTACATCGACCGCGACCACCTCGCACGCTGGGCAGAAGCCATCAAAAACGCCGGTGTCGACGAAAACGGCCACATCGACGGCTGCGACACCAAAGCCCCGGTCAGCATCGACGGCATGACCTGGGAACAGTACCTCCTCGCCTAACCACTATGCCGGGGCGCGCATGGCACCAACGCGCACACCACGAAAGGAACCCATCATGAAAAACATCGACAACGCCGCACTCCGAGCACTAGGCATCGACACCATCAAATCCGACGACGGCGACGGCTATGTATACGCCTACAGCCTCGACGGAACCCATGTCGCTACACTCAGCCCGCTCGACCTCCGCCTGCTCGCCCAAGACCTCATCGACCTAGCAGCCGACGCGGACGCGCACAGCGATGATGACGACGAGCTCATGGAAGACGAGGCGTAACCCCAATGACCATCACTGCCTGCATCTCCGGCCACGAGTACACCGGCCCCACCCTCGCCGAGATCATCGACCGCGAATACGGCGACGGAGCCTACGCATCCCGCTACCTCGACCCGAACGCCGCCCAGTGGGGCCAGGTACTCCGCAACGCCGACATGAACTCCTGTTTTGTCCTCGACACTATCTACTGGGTAGAGGGGGAGGAAGATGTAGTAGACACGGGCGCGGCTGTTGCTGAGCTGAGGGAAACCGCTGGCCGCATCGCAGACATCGATAGTGAGCGCGAGCACTTGGTCAGGCAGCGCGATGAACTTATCCGCGCATTGCTGCGGGCTGGGTTGCCTGTGGTGGACATCGCCCGCGATGGTGGTGTGTCCAGGAATCAGGTGTATGTAATCAAAAGGAATCGGTAGTATCTGTGCTGTAGCCCGTTTCCCCTAGGTCATTGGGGATGTTCCGGTTTTCTTGTGAGGGGCTGCGTTGTCCCCGCCTTGTGCGGGGATTTTCTTGTTTCCGGGCATGAAAAAGGTGCCCCCACCGGCCGTGTGGCCAGCAGGGGCAAACCTCTAGTCAATGCTTTTAATCGCTTCCTCGATTTCCTCTATCGTCTGCTGCACATCAGGCGGTGGGGGTTTTGCTCCCGCGCCTATCCAGATAGCGATTTCGTGGAGTGCGTCTAGGCTGCGTTTTAACGACCTCGTTAAATCCCAGGCGTGGTTTTCCCAGCGGATGCGGAGTCCTCGTTCGGCGTCGAACTCGGTGCGGAGTTCTTTCATGCTTTTTTCGAGGTCGGTGACGCGCTGCATCAGGTCATCGGTGAATGCTCCTTGCCGGTCGCCTTTTTTACCAGCGTAGGCACCATACGCGGTGACGGCTGTGCCGGCCAGGGCGAGTAGCCCAACGATGATTGCTGGATCCATGTGGGGCTACTCCTTTTCATGTCGGCTCCGGGTGTTGCGTCCCATGACGGGGCTTGTTGCCATTGCTGCGAGGGCGAGGAAGGCGTAGTTTTTGCCACTCACCCACATTCTGCTGCCTGCGTGGATGCCTTCGTAGATGTAGGCGGTTGCCCAGGCGAGTAGGAGCCATGTGGTGATGATAAGCCCGGTGATGCGCGCCCACCTTCCTATCGTCCGGTGCCTGCATACGGTGCCGAGCGTGAGCACGGCTGCGGTCACCACCCAGCCCAGGAAAATATGCTGGCCTGGTACCAGGCGCGCTACTGGGTCGAGCTGGGAGGGGGTTGTGCCCCAGTATGCGGCTGCTGCGAGCCATGCCCATGCTGCCCAGAATGCGGAGAGGACGCGGGGGTTAGTGATTATTTTCATCGACGCGGTGCTCACCTACGTAATCATCGTGGGTTGGGGTGTTGGCTGCTGCTACGCCTGCGCCGAGCGCCGGTGCGACGATGGCGAGCAGGGATTCCCACTGTAGGTCGGTGCCGTATCCCCAGGCGGTCATGGCTGCGGTGATGGCTGCGAGTAGCAGGTACACGGCAGTACGCGGGTTGCTGGTGGAGTGAACGACGGCGAAAACAAGCGTCACCACCGCCGTCAACACACCGACAACAGCAGCGGCCTTGACTTCATCGAGGACACCCCAGGCGATAAGTGCGGGGGCGATAGCCGCGACCATTGCGTATGCGGTGCCGCGTGCGCTAGCGGGGACAAGATTCTTGATGGTTTCCATGATGTTTCTCCTTTGGGTATGAAAAATGCCCACGCCGGTCGACGCGGGCAAAAAGAAAAGCACCCCGGCGGGGTGCCTAGTCGGTTTCTGGTGGTAGGTCGTTCGTGTAGTAGAACGTGGACAGGCTCATGCGGTTAGCGCCGGTTTCCTGCACCACAGCCAGGGCATTATCGACTTCAACAGCGAAGCTTGGGATCATATCGTCCAGCGATTCCACCTGTAGCCTGACTAGATATGGTTGCAGTTTCGTAACGAACTTCGCGCCCTGATACAGCTCAACATCGCAGAGGGCGAACCCTCCTTGCGGGAACATTTTTACCTTCGGGAAGTGCGGAAGTTTCAACTCATCCAGCGCGCGCAGTAGCCCTTCGAGGTCGAACGCGGAAATGTTGATGTCCACGCGCCCAGCGTGCTGAATTACCTGGACTTCCGAACCTAAGTCGTAGATAGACGCACAATCTTCATAGATTGCTTCATCATCAAGCAGCTCTACTGGTGTGAGGTGCGCTTGCAGTGCTGCTAGTTGGGTTTTGAGTTCTGTGGGGTCGAACGGTGCCGGTTCGGGTTTGCCCTCTAGTGCGGTCACGCGGTTGTCGAGCTGCCGGGTGGTTTCTTCCAGCGGTGCGAGGTCAACAGGCACAGGGTCAGGCTTCGCCTCCAACTCCCCTACCCGCTTTTCCAGCGGTGCGAGGTCAACAGGCACAGGGTCAGGCTTCGCCTCCAACTCCCCTACCCGCTTTTCCAGCGGGGCAAGGTCAACAGCCGGGGTGTTTTCCAGCGCTTCCACGCGCTTCGACAGAGCAGCCCACACCGTTTCCTGGAAATCGTCGGCCTGCCACTCCAGCAGCTTGAGCAGGTCATGCTCACCCTCAGCCGGGATAGTGACCTGCCAGTCTTTCGACCAACACCCCGCGTTCACACGCACACGCATCGCACCCGGCAACAAACCCTCAACCCTGGCCTTGCCGTCACGAATCCGCACCTCAACCGCCGACGGCACCACATCAGGGTCACCCAAAACAAGACGCTCAAGGCTAAACCGCAGCGAACCCTCAGGGCGAGAACCATCAAGGTTCACCAAGTCAACAAAAACAGTAGTCACTACACGCTCTCCTTCAGTTGCTTCTCAACAGCAGCCAAGCGCCCATCCAGGCGCTCAAGCGTCTTCAGAATCAGCTCCGTGTTCTTCATCGCCACAAACGAATTTTTGTCCGCGTGGAGGATATAGTTACCGCGCTTATCCTTGAACGTTGACCCGGCAACAAATGTCTGCACCACGTCATCGAGTGTTTGTGTCATGGTCTTGACCTCTTCCTTAATCTCTGTGGCCGTCTGCCCGGCCACACGTTTCTTCGTTTCCGCCAGCACGTAATCCCACGGGAACCCACCATTAGTTGGCGGCTGACCGTTGGAGCCGTCATATCCGCCCGGGTCCCAGTGGTCAGACCCGCCCAGGACCTTTGAGCAGTCCCAGTGACCGCCGATTCCGGTTTGCGACGGGTCGCGCATGATCGATGGAGTCAGCCGCTGCACGGTGAAGCCGTTGAGCTTACATTCGTGGGCAAGGTAGTCCACGAGCTTGTTTAACTGCTTCGGGAAAGATAGCCACTGCTCGCGGGACTGGAAGGCCGAACCATTAAGGCAGACGTGCAGATACAGGTCGTTTCCGATACTGCCGACGGCCCACACCCCATAGACGTTATCGTTCTGCCGGCACGTGTCGCCCTCACGCCCAATCCCCATGTGGTACGAGCCGCCATTGATATCGCGCCTGCGGTTGTATTCCGCGAGCTGCTTTGCAGTCCACGCGGTAGCACGCATTTTGCCAGTTGCGTAGTTAAAACTCGACTCGTCCGTGTGGATGATGATGCCGCGACGTTTATGGCGGGAAATACCGTTGTCCCTCCATGTCAGAAGGTCAGCATCCGCCTTAAACTGTGCGGTTGGTTTCGGCGCTGGTTTCAGAGCCGGGGGTTCCGGTGGCGCGACTGGCTCCGTGGTGGGCGTGTCGGTGGTTTGGTCTGGTCGTGGTGGGTGCTGCCCCCAGTAGGTATGGAGCACCTGGTTCACATCCACTTGCACACCGGCGGGGCCGGGCACATTATGGACGTTCTGTAGTAGCACCGCGTTGGGGTGGACTACCCCGCGTGACCACGAAATCGTCTGCCACATCAAATATTTGCCGTCACCGGCTGAACCGATGACACCATCCTCGCGCGCCCAGTCGCAGACGCGGGAGTGGCCGTAGATGCCGACGCGCTCCCGGCCTAGCACCTCACACGCCGCCTTGAAATAGTGCACTGCCGTGTTGTTCCACTGGTCTAGGGTGATGTCGAAGTCGACGGCGAAGAACACGGGGTAGCCGGTTCTCTTCACGGCCTTGAGCTGCTTGTCCGCTGCTTCCGCGTCAGCCTTACCGCCCTCATGACCGCGCATGCAGTCGGGGTTGCTAACCCCGCCGTATTGCCACACGAACGCGGTGTCCAGTGCGTTCGCCTTGAAGTCCTCTACCTCTTCGGCAGATGCCGGTTTGCCCTGCATCCACTTCTCACGCGGGGGGCTGATGTAACGAACCGCGCCGAGGTGCCCGCTGTCGCGGATAAGACGTGCGGAAATAGGCTTCGCTGAATAGTCCAGAACGGTTGCCAAAATCTGCTCCTAACCTTCGCGTCCTACGACAGTGATGCCGTCGACGCCGACTTTGATGCTGGGTAGATACCCCAACGCGGCGACCAGGCCTTGCACGGTGGTGGGCAACTCGCGCATCAACTCGATTGCGGTGAGCATGTTCGCGCGGTGCACCTCAGACATGGCGGCAAAGGTTTCCGCCCGCTGCTTCTCCCGCTCCAACCTCTCCGCGTGCTTCCGTTTCTCCCACTCAGCAAAAGTTTCAGACATTATGTTTCCCTCCTTTGTTGGGTATGAAAAAAGCCCCCTGTGGGGGCTAGATGGGTTGGCCGTCGGGGGTGTAGAACGGGTCGCGCGTCAGGCCAGACGCGGAACGTATAGCCCTCGTGTTTACCCCGTCCTTTTTGCCGATTAGGCGTACGTTGCCGTCCGTTAGCTTCTTGCAGTTAATGAACATTTGCTCGGCATTATCAACATTGTGGGTCGCGAGGTCTGGCACGTGCGTCAGGTTGGAACAGTCACTAAACATGCGTTCCATGTTTGTGACGTTTGAGGTGTTCATCTCCGGCACCGCAGTCAACGACGAACAGTCACTAAACATGCGTTTCATGTTTGTGACGTTTGAGGTGTTCATCTCCGGCACCGCAGTCAACGACGAACAGGCAGAGAACATGTTGCTCATGTTTGTGACCTGTGAGGTGTTAAAAATCAGCGGCGCCTCCCGCAACTTCCCGTACCACGCGAACATCGACGCAAGCGATTTATCTTTCGCGTTTCGCGCGTCGATACTAAACGGAACCCGCTCTACCGTCGAGACCTCCAGGCCGCGACGCTCCAACTCCTCCCTGACCTGTGTCTGCGTCGTATCGTCAGGGGTGAGTACGAGCACATCCCGCATCTGCTCCAACAGGGCTATACGTTTCATTACTGTTTCCAGCCCCGGAACCGTCGGTGCGTCCCACGTGCCCGCAAGGTCGCCGGCGAGTTTCACACCACCAGCAGACGATGCGGTGGCGGTCGGCACCACAGTGATAGCCGAGTCCGCCCGCCCCAACGACTCACGCACACCCTGCGACAGGCTAGACACGTCCCAGCCGTCGACCGGGGCACCCGTCTTCGCCGACTCCGCAGCCTGCACCGCCTCATCACGCGCCAACTCAGCACCAGTCCGCGCAGCCGTGGCGGTGGACACCGCCGTGTTCACGTCGCCGAGGGAGCTTGCGGCAGCGTCAGCCGACGACCTAGCAGCCGACGCGGAGTTTTCCGCCGCGCCAGCCGACGACCTAGCAGCCGACGCGGAGTTTTCCGCCGCGCCAGCATGCGACTCGGCTGCTGTTGCGTAGCCCTCAGCAGCCTTAGCCGACCCCTCGGCCTTACCCGCAGACTCCTCCGCCGCCGATACGGAACCAGCCGCGCCCTCAGCCGACGAAGCCGCCGCATCACGCGCCTGCTCCGCACGGTCAGCCGCCGACTCCGCACGCCCCGTCAACTCAGTGAACTCACCACGAACCACCGACACCGCAGACTCCACCACACGCGACACCGAAGCCTGCGCCTGCACAGCCTCATCCCTAGCCCGGCCAGCCACCGCAGCCGAACCGGCAGCCTCACCAGCCCACCGCTCCGCCTTAGCCGCAGCAGCCGCAGCCCCATTCACCACAGCAGAATCCGGCGCATAATCCACCGACAACTCCACCGCATCAACCAGGCTCACCGTGCCGTCAGCAGGCAAATCAAACGTCCACGACTCAAAAACCCCGGGTGCCACCAACTCAACCGTCGTCCTACCAGGATCAAGCTCCGCAGTACGAAAACGACCACCCGACAGCGGATAATCCCTACGCTCACGGGTAATCACACCACCCGCACTATTCGCCCGCCGCGTCCGCGCAGAAAACACCGTGACAGTGCCCTCCGTCGGCCGCAGACCAATATCCTTAATGTCACCGATTAAAACGGTCATGGTTTCTCCTCCCCAGGCTCCTCGATGTACGAATCCTCAGCGCCAGTACCACCAACACCGACCTTGTTAGAAATGTGCTGCACCACCAGCCGGTTATTGCGCGGCCCACCAAGTAGTCGCCTAGACCCGTGAATCCACGAAACTTCAATCTTCACCGTGTAATCCGGCTCCGGCACAACCACCGACGACGCGATATAGCTGGTCTTACTCCACACGTTCGCTTCCAGACCAACCTGCTCCGAATACAACGTGCCGTCCGGTCGGTAAACCCTCACAAACCACTCGACCATGCCATTACCCACGCCAAGCGCGTTGTTGCCGTACGCCATCTGGCACCTGATATCCCACAGACCAGCAGCAAGAAGCCTGATACCGTTATCGTGCAGCTCGCAGCCCTTCATCTCCCCAATCGATCGCGTAAACGGCATCACACCGTGGTTGTCGCCGAACTGCAGAAACCCGCCCTTAGCGTCCATATACGCGGAACCGTAATCAAGCAACGGAGACAGCAGCTCAAGCGTGTTCTTCAACGCCAACTGGCCGTCCTGAAACTCATCCGCCACGTGCTCCCAGCCCGCTGGTTTCCGACCCGCAAAAATCTGCTGCAGAGGCTTAACAATCTTCTCCTGCCCCCACTCATCAATCCGCTGGAACAGGTTCCGGTTCACATCACCCCACGCCCGGTCAATCGGCTGACGCAACTTCCGCAAAACCGCAGCCTCATCCAAAGCCTGCAACTCCGCCAAATTCGACACCGAGTAGCCGCCCTCAGGCACACCCTCACCAGGAGCCGTCATGACTGATTCCTCCGATCAAGCGCCGCCTGCACCGCAGCCGCCTCCGCATCACTAAGATTCGACAAATCCACCGACGGGGCAGGAACCTTCTCCTCATCCTCCACCGGCACCCAACGCACACCCGCCGACTGCAACGCCGCCCTCGGGTCCAGAACCTGCTTCACCTGCTGCAACTCCGGATGATGCCGAAACCCGCAGTCCCACAGGAACCGAGACACCACCGGCAAACACATCACCGGCAGAACCATCGGCGTGCCATCGGCCATCACCGGAAACGACGCCAACGCCCACGCGAAATGCTGCTCCGGGTCGGCCATATCAGCCTTACGCTGGTCAATCGCCACTATGACCACACTCCTAGTTTCTTAATCGCCTCAAAGAAGAAGCGGGACTGGTTCAGCAGCCGCTCAATCGGCGCTTGGTCGGTTCGGGGGTCGCCTACGGTCATCGACCACTTCACCGGCTCGCCACGAGAACCAGCCAGCACAAGGCCGCTGATTTGATGCACCTCGTACTGGCCGCGCGGCATGCCCTCCAACGTCACGCCGACACGGTCACCGAGCCAGCAGTGCCCCTGGCCCTCCGTGCCGATAGTCCACGGCCCGCCCTCGAGGTCAACGGTGACTTTGGAGCGTGACCGGGTTTCCCAGAACGCCTGACGGAACGCCACCAGACCGGACAGCGAATAACTTGTTTCTGCGCCGTCAGCCCAGCCCTCGTGGTAGTGCGACCAACCGGCCTTCGCCGACCGGAACGGCGACTTGATAGACCCGAACGCCAGGAAAATATCCTCGTACAGCGGTTTCAGCGCCGTGTCCGCAATCGCGCCGATACCGTTCATCAGGAACACCGCGCCAATCAGATTTCCGACCAGCTGAATGTTCGCCGAGATGAACGTATTCACCCCGGGCGCTGACCTACCGCCCGCGTTAATCTGCACCACCGTCGCGGGCTCCCATGTCCACGAACCGGATTTCACCGGGGACACATCCCCGTCTCGGAACACCACCCACGGCTGCGCCGGTTTCGTCCCCAAGAACCGAGACAGTGAGTACTCTGCGGGCTCCACCGGATTCACAACGTCCGTGATGACCTCATCAACCAGGTTGTCGCCCAGCCGGGTGACCGTGCGCCACATGCCGCCGAAGATCGTGCCGCCGGTCGCCGTCTGCTCATACACACCGGACTTGTCCACGATATCGATGATGAGCTGTCCCGTCCGCAGCGGAAACAGGTAACCCTTCGGCTTCGGGTCACCCTCAATCCACCGGCGGGTGACAATCATCAGGCCCGCGTCCTGCAGAATCGGCCGGGCCATCTCCATCCACGAATCAAACCGGGACGAAATGATGCACCACTGCGAATCATCCATGACCAGTGAATCGGGCTGCACGAGGATAGGCCACAGGTGCGGGACGATACCTTCTACCCACGTGCGCGGGTCAAGTGGGTTATCCGGCAGGTGCCAGAAATTCCCGGACAAGCGCATCAGGTTAATGAACAGCGCCAACTTCAGGGTGTAGCGTGACGGCCCCGCGAGAATGAACGCCTTCGGGAACTGCACCCCAGCCGGGAGGAACGGGTTCGGCCACACGTGAATATGGTCGAGTTCCTTCACATCATCCAGGAACTTCAACTCGACATGCCGGGTGCCGTCCTCGTTCTTCACCAACGTGGCAGACTGCATACGCCCACCCCAACGCGCCCCGTCCTTATCCACCGTGATGTGAATATTTCGGGTCGGACGCTTGTACACGCCCATAGCCCACAGCGCCAGGTAATGATCGTGCGGGAGTTTCACGAACCCGCCGCCAACATCATTCATCCGCCACTCAAAAGAGAAATCAATCTCGCCTGCGACCACGCCCCGGAAATTCCAGTCACCGTCCCACAGGCGAATCAGCGGGCGCACAGACCTGCGAGCAACGCGAGCAAGACGCTCATGCTGCAGCCGCTCCCACACCTCATCGAGGTGCTTATCCAATTTCTCGATAGGGTCACTCAACGCAATAGCCACACTGCATCACTCCAATCCATACGGGCGCGACCAGCGGCGCACCTGCCGAACCTGCACCGCAGCACCCGGCAGAGTAAACACCTGCCCCGCCGTGTAACCCACAGACTTCTCGAACAGCTGGCCGATAGTGTTCTTCGTTAACTTCTTCGACGCTTCCTGCACCCACGCGTAAGCATCGGTACGCCCGTCACCGTCCTTATCCTTGTCGCGGAAAAACTGGAACATCTCCTGTAGCGCCTGGTCAACAAACTCCGCCAACTGGTCGATACCGAGCATGCCCGGCTCACCAATATCAAGCGGGGTCATAATCCGGGTGAGAATCTCTGCCGTCTTCGCCAACGCCTCAGTCGGGATAGCAAACGGAATCTGCAACGCCCGCCACACGTCGTTAGTCCACGGCAGCGGGTTCACAAACACCGGCAACTCCGTCGGCGGTGTCCACGGCGGCACCGGGTAGCAGAAGAACTGGCCGTTCATCTTCGCACCCCACGCGGGGCGCTGCAGCGACACAATCTGCTCCACCTCCGGGTCAGTGTCGACAGCGACATCGACCCCGTACGGCTGGAACGGCAGGGTGATAAGGCGGCGCTGGTGCTCGAAACCCGGATACCCGTCGCGGGTCTCCCACGAAAAGTCCGGCAGAATCATCGAAGCGGGCCCGGTGAGCGTCCACCGCAGCCACATGGGCTGGTCGGTTGGATTCGACACCGTCACCGACCCGTTCCAGCGGATACCGTCGAAACGCCACACATCCGTGGCGTCCTCGTCGTACCACATCGGGTCACCGGCCTTCAGATGCATCAGCATGCGGGCAGAGCCCTTAAACTGTCCGCCCTTACCAAGCTCCACCTCCGGGGTGGCGGACAAACGACACGACAGTACGCGACGCCCAGATGAGGAAATGATCTCAATCTGCGCGTCCTCTGTGTACGACCAGGCTTTACGCCACAGCGAGTCCGCCATCTGCCACGGGCGCGTCGGAGAGTCGAGGATAACCACCGGCAGGGTGACCTCACGCGCCTGAAACCGCAGCGCGTTGAATGTCGCACCAACCTGCGCCGCCGACGAAGACCAAATCGTCTCTACCGGCGTGTCCAGCAGGCCAACGTGCTCATCCATCAGCCAGATGCCCATGTCTCCGGCTTTGTCGCCGGAGATACAGAACTTCATGCCGTTGATGCCAATGATGTTGACGGTGATTTTATGCCGACCATAAACAGACAAGAATTATCCTCCTATCGTCCTAGGCCGAAACCGGCCAACTCACGGCGCTCCGCATGACGCTGCATCTCCAACGCCTCAGCCACCGAATGCACATTGATAACCGTCGTTGGGCCACGCAGCGAACCGGACTGCTGCTCGCCTTGTGACTCCGACGCGCCAACGGTGCCACCACCAATCGGCATTTCATTCACCTTCGAGGACACCTGATTTACAGCGCTCGACACGGGGCCGAGGATGTCCTGGAACGGGGCCTCCACCGAGCCGAACAGTTGCTCGCCGTACTGCAGGAACGCATCCGTCCACCCGGCCGCGACCTCGCCGGTGTACCACGCCGCCATATCAACTACCGGCTGGCCAACCATGTCAATCGCCGCAGTACCAACAGTGGATAACGCGTCACCGGCAGAGCTGAACCCGGTCAGCGCACCCAGCGACCCCATAGCGCCACTGACAGCGGTGCCAATACCTGGCAACATCGCGCCAAGCGAACCGCCTACACCAGCGGCCATACTCGACGCGGCACCCGTCGCAGCACCAATCCCAGCATCCAGCCCAGCACCGGCCAGGCCAACACCGGCCTTCGCGCCGGTCAGCGCCAGCGTGCCACCGGTACGCACGGTTCCGGACACGATCTGGCGCGCTAGGTTCGGCAGCTGCTGGCGGATGTTGCCCATCGTCACACCCTGAATGTCCTTCAGGATGCCGCCATGCTTCTGCCCATCCTCGCCGGTGCCACCGTTGATGGCGGTGGTGAGTTCCTTCGCGAGGTCGCTGTTCATGGCGCTATCGGCCATGCCTTGCAGCTGTTCCCACTGCTCGTTCGTCAGAATCGCTTCTGGCTTCTTCGAGAAGTTGAACGCTGCAGCGCCGTGCTTGAGGACACCGCCGTTGTCGTAGACACCGGCTTCAATCTGCTCTGGGCGCGTGACCGTGCCCTTCACATCATTCCGCCCGGTCTCCTGGTTGTAGGTGAACAGGCCAGTGTCGCCGTACAGCTGCCCCGCCCTATCCATCTTCGCCGCATACCGGTCAGGGAACGCCGAGCGCTGAACCTTCTGCGCCGCGTCGCCCGGCTCCATGCTCTTCCAATCGAACTTCGAGAGTTCACGGTAGAACAGTTTCGCCGACTCGTACGGATCCATGCGCTGGGCGACCGTGCCCCATGCGCCGTTATCACGCTGCTGGAACAGGCCAACCGAATCGTAATCACTGCCAACCGCGTCGTGCCGGTAGTTCAGCGACTCCGGCACGCTGTTGTTGGCGTACATCTGCATCGGGTCACCAGACTCAACCAGTGCCGTCATCAGACCAATCTGCGCCGCGTCCGCAGCGTCACCGGACGGGTTAAAACCGGAGTCAATCGCCGCACGGGAAATCTCGTAGGCGAAAAACTCCGGTCCCCACTCTGGAACCTCCGGCTGCACGATAACGTCCCGCTCGCTCTCAGGGATCTGAGACAACTGCGGGTCGGCCGCAAGCTCCGTTGGAGTCATCGACGTAACAGCCGCGTCGTGGTTTTCGATGGCGTGCTGCTCCGCCGTCGACGTACCCGGATTATCGCCCTGGCTGTATTTCTTATCGGGGCCGTTCCAGAACTTCGATGCGAGTTTCTGCGCCCCAATCAGCCACGACGGGATAGTGTCCGGCACGCCGAACACCGCCAGCGCGTCACCGACCTGGCCGGTCACCAACTCCTGCACCACCGAACCGGCGGCACCGGAGATAGTGGTTTCTCCGCCGAACGCCTGCGGCTCACTAGCCACAGAGGTGTCCGGCATCGAGTCAGCCACATACGGCTCCGCCTGCTCCGCGTAGTAGGAGTTCACCGCGTCTGGGTTCTGCGCATACGCCGCCATCTGCTCATCAGGCGACAGGTCGCCAAGATCGTCGAGCTGCACGTCCTCAAACGCAGGGGCAACACTGATATAGAAGAACTCGTTGTAGTACGAATCATCTGCACCAGCGGCGCCACCGCCCAATTGGCCGTTACCGCGCGCGCCACCCATCTCGAAGTTCGTGCCGTCCGGCAGCGTACCGGAGGTGTGGCCACCAGCGGGGCCGCCATTACGGAATCCGATACGCAGGTCGCCGGGGCCGCCATGCCCGCGCTGGAAGCCGTGCGACGAAAGCCACGACGCTTCCGACGCGGTAGCGAACTTGCGGGGGAACGGGTCAATACCGACAGCCTTAGCGGCAAATGCAGACGCGGTACCGGAGCAGTCGCCCCAGTTAGAACCGCCCCACACATACGGAGCGCCTTCGAGCGGCTGGGACGCCCCCTCGCCCTCGGCGAACCTCCGCAGGTCATCGCCGGTGACCACGCCACCGTCAGCGAACTGAGTTACATGCTGCGGGCCAAGGTTCCCAGAGTAGTTGCCGTCATACGGGCGACCAGTGCGCTCATTAACCAGCTGGTAGCCGAACCGGCCAGCAACCTCATCAAGAATCGCCGTGGAACGGCCACGCTTCGACCGAGCCAGCGGAATGTAAGCCTCGCCGCCGGTCTCCGGCTCAGCCCACACACGCCACGAACCAGCCGGGGCAATCTGCGCCACATGACGCTCACCACGGCGGCCACCGTTAGCGTACTGCTCCAACTGGTCGATACCGCCGTCGATGTAGGCGCGCATAATGCCGCCCTCAGCGTTGACGACGATGCCGCCGGAGCGCAGACCAACCAGAGAACCAATCGCGGAGAACGACAGATTCTCGGACAGCCAGTTCTTTACACTCGACCATGCGGACTTCATGCCGTTCCACAGGCCGTTAATGATGTTCCGGCCAGCAGACACAAGCCACTGCCCGGCCTGCGAGAACAGGTTCTGAACCTGGCCTGGGAACTGGGATAGGCGGTCAACCATCTCCTGAATCTTCTGCTTGACCACATCAACGACGGTCTGCACAATATCCTTGAATGTCTGCCAGGCGTTGCCGACCATCTCCACCAGGCCGCGGAAAAAGTCCATCGCGGACTTAACAACACCCATGACAATGTCGTGGATGTTCCGCCCCATGTCAGAGAAGCGGTTCTTGATGTTGTCGAAGTTGCCGGTCAGCACGTCCGCCAACACGCCGACCAGGTTCTTCATGAACTCCCACACCGGGTTGACAATGTTCGTCCACACCGACATAAACATGTCGCCCATGAACTGCCACGCGGGGACAATCACCCCGTTGATGATGATCTGGAAAATCTGCCCCAGCAGGTCAACGCCGGTCTTGAAACCGTCGATAACCGGCTTGATGAACGTGTTCCATACCAGCTGGAACGCCTGCCCCAGAAGGTCAAGCGCAGGCTTCGTGATGTTGTTAATCCACCAAGAAATCGCGGTAGACAGCAGATCGATACCGGCCTTGAAGAAATCAATGACTGGGCGAATCCACGTGTCGTAAATCTGGCTCATGGCGGGGCCGAGTTCAGCCCACTTCTGCCCAATCCAATCCACCGCAACACCGACAGCGTCCTTCAAGGTGGTGAACATGCCGCCTAGGTTGGAGTCCTCACCGAAACCGGCGGAGAACAAGGACTTCAGGGACTCCCACTTATCGCCAATCCAGTCGAACACCGGCTCAATGTAGGCGCTGTAAGCGTCCTTGAAGAACCGGGTGGTGGCCTCCCACGCTGTTTTCATGAAATCGGTGAACTTGCCCCAGATTTCACGGCCCTTTTCGGTCTTGGTGAAAAACGCCCACAGCGCCACACCAGCCGCCGCAATCGCGGCACCGATAAGGACAATCGGGTTAGCGGCCATGACCAGGTTAAACGCGGTCTGAACGCCTGTCCACAGCTTCGTTGCTTTGGCCATAGCCATGATTCCACCAGCTGCCTTAGCGGCAGTGATGAACTTCATCGCCCCACCAAGAACAACAAACTGCCCCGCCAACGCCCCCAACCCAGCAACCAACGGGCCAAGCCACGCGGAATTATCCTTAACCCACTGACCCATACCCTGCATCTTTTCCGAAAAAACCTTAGCCTTACCAGCCGCAGCCTCAACAGCAGGAACCAAAACACTCATCAACGCCTTACCCAACGGCTCCAGCGCAACACCCGCCTGCTGCTTAAAAAGATTCCACTGATCTTTGAAAGTGCGAGTCTGCTCCTCCACGCCCAGGATCGTGTCACCCGTCGCACCGATAGCAGAGTTCAGGTCATCGACGCTGAAAGCGCCGGTCTTCACCGCATCCACAAACTGGCCAGCGCCCCTAGTGCCGAAAAGCTTCGCGGCCATATCAATCGCCGCGGCCTCATCGCCCTTAGCCAGCAGGTCGCCAACCGCCTTAGTCGTCTCCTTCAAGGCTTCCGGCGCGTCCTTGCCCTGCTTAGCGAACTCCACCATCGACCTGCCCATACCCGCGATAGTCTTATTCGCATCCAGGCCAGCCTTATCCAGCAGACCAGTCAACGCCGCTGCGTCCTGCAAACTAAACCCGAACTCACGCAACTGTGGCCCGCCCTTGGTGACAGAGTTCGCCAGGTCATCCATCGACACGCCCGTCGCCTGCGACACCCGGAAAAGGTCGTCCATCGCAGCAGGCATGTCCTTCGCCTCGATACCGAAGCCATTCAGCGCCTGCGACGCAGCGTTAATATCGGCCTCAAACCCCAACGTATCCAGCGCCGTGAACTGCTTCGTCAGCGTCTCTAGCTCAGGGCCAGACACGCCGAGCCGAGTATTAAGGTCCGCGAGCGTAGACCCAATCGCCTTAATGTCACCATCAGCCGCCGGAAGCTCAGTCGCCACCCGACGCGCCGACTCCGCCAATTCATCAAACGCGGCACCCGACGCGCCCGTGCCAGCGCGGATAGTGCGATCCATCTCAGAGAACTGCTGCCCCAAGTCAAACGCCATATTCTTGATAGCCGAGAAGCCAGCGAAACCGGCGATAGCAGCACCGGCGGACTTCGCCACCGCCCCCAGCTTCCCATCAAGAATGCCCATACCATCGCCAAGTCCCTTGGCCGACTTCCCGGCGTTCTTCTGAGCCTCGTCAACGTCCTTCAACGACTGCTTATGCCGCAGTTCCTTCGCGGCCAGCTGATCCGTTGCATTCTCAAGGTTCACCCTGGCCTTGCCGAGGTCACCCTCAGCCTTCGTCACCGCAAGATTCGCCTTATCAGCGTCCTTTTTCGCCTTCTCCAGCTCACGCTCAGCCGCCGCCGTCTGCTTCGTGCCCGCACCATAACGGTCACGAGTATCAATCACCTTCTGCTCAGCCTGCGCCACACCAGCAGCACCAGCCTTCGCCTTATCACGCGCCTCACCAACAGCAGCCTCAGCCGCACGCACCTTACCAGCAGCATCAGTAGACGCAATACGCGCCTGCGAAAGATTATCCTCAGCACGCTTCACCGCATTAGAGGTTGTCGACTGCCCGCTACGAGCAGCCTCCAAGTCCTTTTCCGAGCGGGCAACACGCATAGAAGCGTCTTCATTCTTCGCCTTCGCAGTCGCCACCTTATTCTCAGCGGCAATCATCTGCGACGCGGACGCATTACCCCTCGACCGCAGGTTCTCAAGCTCTTTCTCAGCAACCGCTAGCTCCTTCGCGGCCTGAGCCTCCTGAGAGCGGGCACGAGACAGGGTGTTAGTCGCGGCTTCTACCTTCTTCGCAAGCGACGCGCCTGCCTTCTGCCCACTCTTAGCAAACTCATCCTCAAAAGCCTTACCGGACTTCTTCGCAGCGCCGGAGGCCTCCTTCATGACAGTGGCGACAAAGCCCTTCATCTGCGCATTAACGGGAACCCAAACGCCACCAGCCATGATCTTGACCTCCAGTGCCTATAGCGAATCCAGGTAATCCGCCACCTGCTCAGGAGTAGCGTCCCCGAAATCACCGAACTTCGATTTGTTATCTGTCTCCGACCACGGGAACCGTGGCCTATTCTCCGAAGGCAGCTCAGCCTTCTTATCCCCCGCCGCGCGCGCCGCAATCACAGAGCCGCGCATGTTCTCCCACATGATTGCCCACAGCATGTCGAGGGTCGCTCCCCACTCCCTGCCGTCAGTGAGGTGACGGGTATGCGGGCCAGCGTCCGGCAACCCCTCAAGTAGCACCCGGAGTTTCCGCAGCGTTATCTCACGCCGGAAATACGCCGCTATCGGGTCCCACCCGTAGAACCGCTCAAACGCGGCTTCTAGCGCTTCCGGCGACGCGCTGCCCGACGCGAGGAGCGATTGCCACGAGTAGGGTTTCCCCCAACCTCATCGCGGGATTCGTTCATGTACTGGGTGAACACCATGAAGAACAAGTTGCTGGTGCCACCAACCTCAAGGAACTGGTCGTACTGCTCGGCGCCCATGTAGAACTCGGCGATGTCCGGGCCGTCCTCGAGGTCGGAGAGTTCGTCGAGTGCGTCATCATCCAGGAGGATTGGGTCGCGGAACGTGAACGTCTTGCCCTGGTAGTCGAAGGGCACCATGCCCTTTTCGGCTCCGGTGGCTTCTTCGCGCTGCTTCAGCAGTTCGTCGAGATTCAGGTTAGTCATGGCAGACCTCCAAAAAGTAAAAGAAAAAAGTTTGGTACGTGGCAGACCCATTTACGCGGGCATAGAAAAGAAAAAGGGGCGCGGGCCGGGTCTGCCACAAAAACAACCCGCACCCCACCCCACGACGGCCGAGTACTAGGACGCGACCGGGATAGTCACCTGCTGCGACGCAGACAGGTTCTTCGAATCCTTCACGGTCACGGTCGCCGAAATGCTGGAACCAGAAACGGTAGAAACCGAACCGGAAATCTTGCCGGAGGCCTTATCAATCGACAGGCCAGACGGCAGACCAGTAGCCGAGAACTCGTACGGCTCCGTACCACCAGAAGCGGTGACGGTAGCGGTGTATGCCTGGCCCTTAGTCAGCTCCGGCAAAGTAGCGCCAGAGGACACCTTCAGCGCCTGCACACCATCAGTGGACTCACCGGTAGCGGCACGGCCACCAGAAGCCCACTCGGAGTTGAACTGCCAGTTCGCGGTCTTACCGACCGCGTCCGGCTCAGTGGAGCCGTAGTCAGCCTCAGAAGCCGGGTAGGTGTTGTAGGTGATTTCCAGGCCGACCATGTCGTCCTTCTTAAACACCAGGGAACCGCGTTCAGTGATCTGCGCGTCGAACAAGGTCAGGCGCATGGCCTTGCCCTTGTCGATGACGTCGAGGGACAGGAACTCGTGCGGGAAGTCCGGCAGGTTACCCTCGTAGAACTCAGTAACACCATCGTTGTTGATGAGTTCATCTTCGGTGACACCCAGGAACTTCGCGAGGTTCTCAACCGAGGACTCCCACAGGGTCATCTTGATGCCCTTAACGGCCTTGGTGACGTCAACACGAATCGGGTTGACCTCCTGCCACGGGATGTACTCCTGCTTGTCCTCATCGAAGGAAATCTCCAGGCCGTCCGGGGACAGGTAGCCCAGGTTCTTGTGAACCTCGGAGTCGTACTTCTCGCCCAGCGGAACCTTCTTGGTGCCCAGTGCGGCGGCGCGGACAGCGCCGGTCATACCGACACGGGCATGGCGGGCATTGAAGCCCTCAAGGGTGGACTGTTCAGCCATTGCTGTTTCTCCTTAAAACTGCATGAAAAAAGCCACCCCGGAGGGTGGCTGGAAAACGTCTTCTAGTCTTTTGTCAGTGTGCGACCGTCTAGCCGGTCACAGTGAGGTCAGCGACCACACCAATACGCTTCACATGAGGGTTCATGTCCTCACGTGTCGCCATACGCGGGCAATCCACCGAAGTGATACTGTTCTCGACCTGGAACGGCAGTTGATGCAACGCGGCTCGCACCGCGTCACCAATCGGTGTCGCCTCCAACCGCGACCTGCCAAAAACATCCACATCGAGAGCAATCATCTGCTGGATAGCAAATTCGCCCTGCCACGGCATGACCTCCCCGCCGGGCAGCAAGTCAATCACCACACACGGCAGGTTCTTCGCCAACTCACGGTCAGGCGGCAGTCGGTCGGCTACCCACACATCGTCACCGAGAACCTGCTGCACAGACTCGATAACCTGCATGAGAATATCGGCGTCGTTCATCGGCGCACGCTCCTTCCCGCCCGGCGCATAATCCCAATGGCCTTCACCCGGTCATCGTCCGCCACATGGGCTGTGACGTTGACACCGAAGCGCCCAGACGGGATATACACCTGGCTGATGGACACGTTCGCGTCGACCTTCGCTTTCGCGAACTCACGGCGGGCAACAGCCGCGATCTTCGCCGCCCTGCCCTGCACCGCGCCCTTCACACCAGGCTGCTGCATGACCTCACGGAACATCTCATCGAAATCAATATCAATCTCCGGGCTACCCATTGACCACCTCCAGCTGTAGGGACGTGTGGCCGTGGGTGCGGTGCCACCAGTCGGCGCGGTCACCGACGATGTCGCAGTCACCGATACCCGGCACGCGGATACGCTGTGTAGCCGACACGTCCAGGAACTGCCCCGGCGGGCAAATCAGGCGGAAACCCGACTGCACGAACACGCGGCGGCCGCCAGCGTCATCCTCGAACCGGCCGGCGGGCTGCACCTCCACACCGAACGGCACCGGCTCAACCAAGGCCGGGTTATCATAGTCCAACTCATCGCGGCCATACCCCGGCCTAGTGCCCGGTGTGACGATCTCAACGGCGGTATCGAACACGACGAATCCTCCGTTCCGGCCAGGATGGGGCACCAGGGAACCGGCCACGCGCCGTAGCGTGCTGCACCAGGCCAAGGTCGAACCGGTGCTTATCAGTGAGCACCAACCCACCCCACGCACTACCATTCACATCCGAGAAGGTACCGGACTCCGTGATGTCACCGGCGGTCACCGAAAACTGGCGATACCCAGCACGGTCACCAACCAACAGCACCGCCGACACCATCTCGAACGCGACACGGCACACAACCGCCTCCAGCCAATCAGAGCGGGCCATCTCCTCATCGAGGTTCATGCCAGCCCGACCGAACTCGGCTGCAATCATGTCGCGCGCATCCTGGAGTAGCAGTTCGGCGCGTTCACGCTCCCCCGGCTTCAGGGCGCGGGGGAACCGCGCTACGAAACCATCAATCAGCATCGTTCACCACCTAACCGACGGCGGCGATAAGCTCCGCCTTCGTCATGCCCTTAGGGTCTACGCCCTTCGCGGTCGCGTAGGCTCTCCACGCATCCAACGCCGCGGCTTTACGTGGACGCTGCGGGGCACCACCAGCGGGCTCCGGTACAGCCTCTGCGTCGGCCTCCGGCTCACGCTGACGCTCCACGGGCTCACTAGGCTTCGGCGCGCCTGTAACAAACACACCCCGCCCAACAAACTCCGCAAACACACCATCGTCAACCTCAACGACCTCACCGGCAAGACGCAGACGGTCACCAGGAAAGCGAATCGACTTCGCCAACGTGACCTTACGCATTACTCAGTCACCAGGCCTGTCAGCTTCACAATCGACTTCGGGCCATCAACCGCGAAACCACGGCGGTGAGTGTAATCCGAACGCCACGACTGGTTAGCGCCACCACGACCAGAGTTACCGCGCTCCTCGTAGAACTCGGAAACCCACTCCGGCTCGCGCTGCGCCATGAAACCAGCAGTCTGCTGCTGACCCAGGTACGCCTCACCCTTCGGGACGAAGAACGACTTCACGATCTGAACGTTGCCGAAAATAAGCGGCTCATCAGAGATGCCGTTGAACAGCGGGTTAGCGTGCGCCATGTCGCCGATGTACAGCTTCTGAACCTCCGGATTACGCTTCAGCAGATTCAGCGTCATCGGGTGAATCAGCAGAACATCCGGGGTGTAACCGAAGTAGTGGCCGTCGCCGTCCTCGGCGCCGAGGACAACCTCGGACGCGTCCAGGAAGTCAGCAGCCGGGTTAGCGTCGGGCTTATCCCACGCGGTCGTAATCTGGTGCTCCTGAATCTTCGCAGCATTCAGAGCCTTCAGAGCGTCACGAGCCTGCGCGCGAATAATCGTGTTCGTGCGGGCCTCCAGCTCACGACGGACAGCGTCCATGTCGTTGTCGTTACGCTGCTCCCACGAAACACGAATACCGATACCAAGCTTCTCGATTGCAGCGGTCTTCAGCTCGCCAGCGGTCGGGTCAGAAACCGGAATCTCGCCGTACTCCGCGACGTTAGCAACATCGTCTTCCAGGAAGTTCGGGGTTGCCTCACGGAAACCAATGATGTTGGAGTTCACGGTCACGTCACGGAAAAAGACGCGCTGGAACTCCGCGCCGTTGAGCTCATCAAGAATGAGGTCAGGCATGAAATGCGGGTTAGACAGTGCCTCTTCGACGGTCAGGCCGGAAAGCACATCAAAAGCAGAGTTATGAACCTCAGCCATATTAAACAATCTCCTTTTCAGGTTAATGCGCTACCGGCTAGGCAGACGCAGGCAGACCATTGAGAACAGTCAGGACACGGTCACCCTCGCCAGCGGCAACAGCGACACCGACCTTCACCGTGCCAGTAGCAGCGACCTCACCGTTAGCCGCAGCGAACACCGCAGCACCGGCCTTAATCTTGGTGGCATCACCACCAGCGACCTTCAGCTTCACCGCGGCAACACCGTAGTGAACCGCAATGTTGGTCGGCAGAGTGGTCAGGTTCGGGTCAGCCTTCTCAGTGACAGCACCAAACACAGCGCCCTCAGCGCCAGCCGGCTCGACCTTGCCCTCAGCGTTGACCTTCACGAGCGTGAACTTCTCCAGCGCAGTTGCAGCCGGGAAAGAAATCGGGCCCTGAACAAAAGTAGGGTTCGACATGAATTCCTCCTCTAGGAATCAGTGATTGTTACTTCTTGCCCGACATGCGGGACTTAGACAGAGCGCGAAGCTCCTCGGCAGACCGGACACCCGGCTCAACGTCAGCCTCCGGGTCAACGCCGTAGCCGTTTTCCTTACGGTTAATGATCGGGTCAAGACCCGACCAGCGCTCGCGGGCAAGCACCGGGTCATTGAGGTACTCGGCGACAAGGCCACGCTTGCGAGCAGCGAGAGCAAACCCGCCGTCGACAAGACCCTGAGCCCAGGTATCAGCCTCGGCCTTGCGGTTAATCTCGTGTGCCTCAGCCCCGGCCTTTGCCTGCGCCTTGAGATCTTCGAGGTACGCGCGAGGAATAGTCACGTAGTTATCGCCCGCGAACTCAGCACCCTCCTCAGACGGGACAGTCGGCTCCGGCGCAGGCTCGCCCTCCGCGTCGCCCTCATCGTCCTTATCGACGGCAACGACAGTGACACCAACGGTCACAGACTCACCAGACGAGAAAGCGATAACCAGCTCGGCAGTGTCATCAACAGCCACCGCGTCACTAGCGCGGACAGTCACCACCCCGGCCTCATCAGCCTCCGCAGTGAAACCATCACCGATAGACGGCTCCACCGTCAGCCCCTCCGGCAGTTCAGTGTCCGGCTCAACCACAACCTTGCCGGTCGGGTTCACCTCCACCTCATCCGGGTAAGTCACCGTAATTGGCGCATTGACCTCAACCGCTTCATTAAAAAGGCCGGACAGCTTCTCACGAAGCATATCCGGCTCAACACCCAGTTCCTGGGCAAGATTCTTGACGCTATCCACAGCGTCCTCCTTCCGCCCATCACTGGGCATCGGTTCATTAACACCAGGCGATTCCCGACCGCCCAACATCTTCGGCGGCGGGGCCTCAGCCCGGCACGAGTACCTAGCGCGGACACTCGACGCGGCCACCGGCTCCACCGGCCGACGCGCATCCTCAATCGCATCCACCAAGCCAGACTCCAGTGCTTCCTCCGCCGTGTACCACGTCTCCGCGCTCATACGGTCAAGCCACTCATCGACCTCACCGCCAGCCTTCGCCGCATAAATACCGGCAAGCTTCACGTCCTGCCGCTGCAGGTCACCAATCGCGCGCTGCATATCGTCAGCATTGCCGACATTCATAGTCCACGCCTTATGGATCATCACCTCAGCGTTAGGACGGGAAATGACAGTGTCACCTCCACCAACCGCTATGAATGACGCCGCCGACGCTGCCAGCGACTCAATAACAACGGTCACATGGCCGGGGCACGCGCGAAGCTGGTTCATAACCGCGATGCCCTCGTACACATCACCGCCGCCACTGTTCACCCGGACAATCACATCATCGGTGACACCGTCCAGCTGCTCGGCGACTGCCTTAGCGGTCACATCACGGCCAATCTCGCCGAAAATACGAACCTCAGTCACGTACAGCACCTCGTTTCGTTCGTTCCTTAATCCATGAGCGCAACACCGAGTCAGCGTCACGAACCACATAGTTCGCTATAGGCTCTCCTGGCGGCTCCGGCTCCGACTCCGAGGAAGATGTGAGCGTCACACCAAACTTCTCCTCAAGCCCCTGACGGAACTTCTTACCCGCCAACGCGTCCTCAAGCTTCTGCTTCGGTGGCATCGAGTACACGCGCCGCGCGTGCTCCTCCAGGTCCTTATCCGGCAGAATCACACCGTCACGAACCAACGTCGCCAAATCCTGCGCCGTCAATTCCTTCTTCGACGCGATAGGGTCAAACACCAGCCGAGGGCACAAACCGTCATGCTCCGGGAACGCCGCAAACACCAAATCCTCGATAACGTGCTGCGTAAACACATCCGCGATCCACTCCGCGATAGTCTGCAGCGACTGCACAAACAAATCAGACTGTGTTTGCGCCAACGCGTAACTTCCGCCCTTGCCCTCAAGATTCAAGAAGTGAGCCAGAACCGCCTTCGCAATCTGCGAATCGTGGTAAGCAATCGCTTCACGCGGCGAAACAAGCTGACCAGACACGCCCTTTAACTCCAGTTGCGCGCCAGCCGGGATAGCAGCCCCGGCGTACTCGCCAGAACGCAGACGTTCCGCGACCTCCTGCCCGTACTGCAGGTCCGCGTCCGGGTCAATCGCCAACTCCGAGCCGCGATACACCGGCACACCCATGCCGTTGCGGTCAAGGGTCGTGAGTTCCTTACGAAGAAGCTCATCTTTGAGGACCCAGTTCTTATACGCGGGGCGAAGAACCGACTGCCCAGTCCACTCCGAGCACTGATCCTCGTACACGTAGGCGACCAGGTCATCGACGCTGACCTTCGTGGCCTTCAGGCTGTACCGCCCAGTGTCGTAAGCGCGTTGCTCAATCGAATCAAGGCCACCGTCCGGGGCGACATTAATCTTCGAAATCGTTCCCGGCCAACGCGGGGCGAGCTTCACCAAGTGTTCCCGCCCGTCCTCACCCGGCTCGTAGACCTGCTCAAAGAACATGTACCCATACACAAGGCACTTCAACGCGTCCTCAAGGTGTTTCTCGAAAGAAACCCGGCCACGGCGCGGCGCAATCGGCTTCGTCGGCGACTCGCCCACAACCTGCAGCCGTAAATCCTCCGCGACATGCGCCACGACCTCATCAGGTGCCCCGTTCGCGTCAAGACGCCAACCAGCGCGGCGAATCGGCAACGTGACAGCACGAATCACCGACTTAACCTGAGTGTCTTCACGCAGCATCTTCGCGAACACGCGAGCAGACTGCGGGAACTGAAGATCCTTATTCTCCTCGGTCAAGTAGCGGTTACGAACCGCCGACGCATAACCAATCTCACGTCGCTCATCACTAGCCACAGCGCATCACCTCCCTTTTAGAACGCCATTGTCTTAACCCGCTGCCTAGCCACAACAGGCTTCGCAGACCCAACAAACCTGGTCTTCCGCTTCACATCCACATGCTCCGGTGGCGCGAACTCCACCAACCCCCACACAGCAAACGTCGCAGCCACCAACGGCTCAATCGAACCCGACTGCTTCGACAAAGCACGACCCCCACCATGACCCGTACGGAACACAGCCGACTTCAAAGCCTCCACAAACCGCGCGTCACCATCGTGCGTAATCTTCCCCTCCGCAAAAAGCGCAAGGAACAACTCACACGCAGCCGTCACAGACTTGAACGACATCTCCGTAGGCTCCACGCCCGCATCATTCAAACCACGCACAAGCGTCGAAGACGGCCCCTTCGGATCCAAAAGAACACCAAGCGGGTCATTCTTCTCAACCCCCGACACAACCACACTGATAGTCTCCGGCCGGTCAAACTGCAAAAGCGGATTCAACATCAAATGAAAACCAGTCGTAGTCTTCACCGCCGCCACAACCGCGACACGCTGCCCATCCGGGTCAACATCAACCGCCACGCACGAATCACCCGCAGGCACCGGAGACGGGTCAAACCTGCCCTCCCACACCTCCGGGTCAAGCACGTACTCCTGTGTTTCCTCACCGTCACGCGGCACCCAATTACCCCGCGCCAACGTCTCCACCATGAACTGCTCAAGAAGTAGTTCACTGTTCTTCGCCGTCCGCGCGTCAGACTCAATATCCGCCAGCTGCGCACCGAAGCCAGAGTCCACCAGCGATGGATTACAGCGCGCCCACGTCTCCGGGGAAAACGGGTCATCATCGTCAGCCGGAGACCACTCCTTAAACATCACGCCAGGCTCACCATCAATCCCAGCCCAACGCTTCGCCGACATCACCGCACCATGCAGATGCTCGAAACGATTCACCGGCGACGAAATAAACAACGTCTGCGCCCGCTCACGAGCACGCGTCAACTTCGACAACGCCGCATACGTCTCATGCGGCAAGTCGAAACACTCATCGAGAACAAGGAAGTCCACCGACAGGCCACGGCCCGTCTTCTTCGTACGGGTACGGAAATACACGATCGCACCATTCGGAAACACGATGGATTCCTTGCCGTTGCCGGTCGTCTTACGCGGCACGCCCTCATACTCACCGACCCACCACGCCATGAGCTCATCGTTAGCCTCAATGACCTCCCACAGGCGCTTCTGCGCATCAATCGCCGTATCCATGAAATGCGCTGTATGAAAAAGAGTCTTCTCACCGAACAAGAAAATACCCGCCAGCTCGCGGGCCACAATTACCTCGCCCTTCCCGTTCTGGCGGGCGACAACGCCAACAACCTCGCGCGCCGACCAATTGCCCGACGCGTCAGTACGGCACATATCCCGCAGAAAATCCTCCTGCCACGGATACAACGTCATGCCACACCACCGGGCGAACTGCACCGCCTCTTCCCCACGGCGCGCATCACCCGTCGGCACACTCGACAAGCGAGGCTCCTGGTCGCCAAGCAAAGCCACCGACCTCACCGCCTTCTACTTACACAATCTTCGGCTCAAACTTCCTCAACCCTGACGGGCTACTGCTCTTCTGCTCACCAAACAGATCAGGACGCGACCGAACCCAACCACGCAACTCCGCAGAACACCGCGCCTCAACCTCCGTCGCCGGATGCGGACGCCCATCAACCACACAACCCTCTTCCTCAAGAACAAGGCGGGCTTCCTTCAACCTGTACGACAGTGCCGCCACCGTCTCCACAGCCACACGATCAAACGCCGACACCGGCCTACCACCAGTCAGTTCCTTAACCTCATCAGCAAGCGACATATTCAACCCCTTGAACATTAAAAATCGATGAAAACAACACGAGAGAGAGACAAGCGAGAAGGCGGGATGCGAGAGGTCGCGCCGCGCCCACCCTCCTAAGATTATCTAGGGGGTGGGTCGCTGTTTAGGCACTAGATGCTGTGGTTACCAGGCGAAGGGGGGCGGGGTGGGTTTGTTGGTGGGGCGTTGGTGGTCTCTGGTGCCGTCGCCTCTTTGTTGGTTGCAGGTTGCGTGTAAGAGCCTGTCTGCAAGGTTGTTGTGTGCGCCGTATTGGCCGAGTGCTCGTGAATGGTCTGCGTGCAACGGCCGCTGGTCCCAATTGAGTTTCGGGTCTCGGTACATGGGTTTGCCGCACCACCAGCAGGGTGTGCCGTCGGTGTGGTTGTGGATGAGTCGGGCGCGGGTTTTGTCGTGTGCCCAGCCGCGGCCTTGTTGGGCTTTGGTGAGTTTGCGGTATTGCATGCGGGTTGGGCTCCTGGTTTTTGGTGGGTGTGTGAGGGCTTGAACCTCATGGATCAGCGTGTGCTCGCCACTGTTGTGGTTGGTTTATGGCTTGCTGATTGCTCACCTGTTGAGTCACACCCTTTGTGTGCATCGTGTGTTGATGCTGCAGTGTTCTTCGCGTTGCGTTGTCGTGTTGCTTCGCTGTTGTGCTCGCGTCACGTTGTCGTGCTTGCTGCTGTGCTCACTGTCGTTGCAGCGTTGAAGCGTTGAAGGTTCTTCGCGTTGCGTTGCTGTGTCGTTGCTGAGCTCAGTGTGTCTGCGTCGCTGTGCGTGTGCTGTGCTCGACGTCGCTGTTGTCCGCGCGCTTCGCGACCGCTGCTCTTACGCCATTACGCTCATGTCGCGCTCATGCTGCTGCGCTGTGCTCACTGTCGCTTGCAGCATTGAAGGTTCTTCGCGTTGCTTCGTCAGCGCTGACAGTCGCTTCGCCCCATGCTTGCCCGTGCGTGCCGGTGCGTGCCGGTGGTGCCCTGCCCTATCCCTCGGCCGGTGGTGGCCGGGGTGTTGGCGTGGGTGCCGTGGTCACACAGTGGCCGGGGTGCTTGCCCCCCCCTGGGGCGCTCCCCTCCCCTGCGGGTTGCCGAGGGGGTGGGGGTGTTTTTTGGTGGGCATAAAAATAACCCCCAGGCCCTCATCCTGGAAGGTGGATGGGGTGGGGGTTCATTTCATGCTTACGAACAGTATACACCCTGGTGTCACGGTTGCGCTACCCGCTGCGCCAACAACCTCTGCACTTGATCTAGCGGGTAGAGGTTCTGCTTGCCTCGCTTGCCGATGGGGTGGAGCTTGCCGCGTGCTTTCCATTGGCGGATCGTGTCGGTGGTGACTCCGAGGGTGGCTGCGAGTTCGGTGGTGGTTTGCGCGGGTGGGTGTTTCACTACTGGGTCGAGGGTTTCTTCGAGTAGTCGGGCGTGGTTGATGGTTTCGGCTGCGGCGCTGGTGCCCTCCACCCCGGTTTGCATGTGCCACCACACCTCACTGTCTGCCCACATGCACCCTGCCAGGTGCTCATGCTGGTTACTGAGCCACCCGGACATGCCTGCCACTGTGGGCACGGGTTTGCCATACAGTCCCCTGGTGTCTGCACGGACTTGTCTGCAGGTGGTGCGCAGAACCTCCTCGAGGGTGAGCTTGAGGTCCAGCCAGGTCATGGAGCAGGGCGGTTTGGAGCGGGGCAGGCTGGGGGCTTTGTACGCGTCTGTCTGATTACCGCGTGCTGGCTCCAACTGTTGGTCGAGCAGCGGGGCCAGCCGACTGATTGTTGAGAGTGCTTGCAGGTATTTATCGGCGAGCATCTGTTCCAATGTTGCTTATATCTTCCCTGCTAGACGGTGGTTTATCCCCTCTATTTTAGCATGAGAGTTCTACTGTGCTGGTCGCCATTGTGTGCGTAGCCACGCGGTCACTGGCCGTTACCCCATCGGATGACGCGGCAGGTCGGCATGTATTCGACGGCAATAGCGTGCATGCCCCCTGCCCTGTACCAGCCATCCTCGGTTTTCACGACCACGCCTTTCGGGTACATGGTGGATTCGGCGATGGTGCCTTCGGGCGCGTCCTCGAAGTCCTCGGTGGTGGTGAGGGTCACCGGGTCGATGGTGAGGTGTTCAGGACGGGCGAATTTATAATTCACGCCGTCAGTGAAACGGTCGTCTCTGTAGACGAACCGCACATCTCCGTTACTGCCCAGTTGTCTGGCGACAATGAGTACGCGCCCGTATTTTGGGTGTGTTGCCCACTTGCCGAACAGCGATTCCGGCTCCTGCTGCTTTTGCTGTCTGAGTTCTTCCAGTTCGCCCCTCAGCATTTCGAGGGTGGATTCGGCGCTTTTAATGCGAAGTTCAAGATTTTTGATGTCGGTCATAGTTGTTTCCAGTCCTTTCTGTCGCGTCGGTTCCCTATCCAGGCTCGGATGTTGGCGAGGGCTCGGCTTCGGTAGAGGACTGGGGTGTCGTTTTGCCCTTTTGGTTTGGTGGCCCAGTAGGTGTCAAAAATGAATTCTCCCTTGTATCCACGTTCTTCCCAGCGTCTTTTTCCGTTGTTAAGTTGGGGTTGCCAGCGGATTTCTCCGCCTGGTTCTCCCCACATGATTGCGGTCATGCTTGCTCCTGTTGGGTGGCGTAGCGGATGGCTTGCTGCCAGGTGCGGAACAGCCTGGTCGTGTACATCAGCTGGTTGAGTTCTTCGCAAAAGTAGTCGTCGGTGACTGCCCAGCAGTCTTGCCCGGCTTTCCACACACGGGGTTTGTTGGTCATTTCATGTCCTTGGCGTGTTGGATGAGGGCGATTGCTAGCTGCTCGAGGTCTTTTGCTCTGGGTTCTGTAAAGGGGAGCCATGCGGTTCCCAGGTCACCCGCGTCGAACGTGGTACCGTCATCGCCGGATTCGACATCAATGCTCACAGCGGTGCTCCGTTCACGAGGTGGTTTGCGGCTTCGCCGAGGTAGCCGATAGCGAAACCAGGGTCAGTCAGTAGCTGAATCAGAATGTCGGGGGTCACTGGTCGTTCCTTTCGTTCTTCATGAATGCAATCCAATGGGTCTTGCTGGCACGCCCCGATCGGTGCCCATACAGGGGCTTGGCGTCGGTCAGTGCCAGCACCTCGCTGATGGGGATCTGGTACTCGTTCCACTTGAATATCAGCGTCCCGCCGGGGCGGAGCACGCGGAAACACTCGGAGAACCCGGCGGCGATGTCATCGCGCCATGTCGGGAAAAGCGCGCCGTACTTCACGCGGGTCCACGAGGTTTCGCCGAGTGGGAGAACTGCTCGTCGGGGAAAGGCAGGTTCCGGAAGTCGGCCTGGATGTCGGGGCGGACGGTGACGGTCCGGCCGTCGCAGACCTCCGTGGACTCGACGCGTTCGTCTACGAACAGCGCGCGGGTGTCGTCCGGGTCGAACCACATCATGCGGCTGCCGGCGGTCACGTCGAGGACGGGCGCGGTCACTGTTCGTCTCCTAGTGGCTGTGGGGCGGTGACATAACGGCGGACGAGGCGTACAGGCAAATGCCCTGTTTTTGCGTCCTCGTAGAGGTTTTCCGCCAGTTTCTTTTCGGTTGTCCAGAATGTATTGGCGATGATTCCCGGGTACATTCCGAAGCCTATTTTTTCCCAGTCTGGTTCTCCTTCGATTACTGAACAATTACGCTCTACCGCGTATTCGGCGGTCATGTTGGCAATCATCTCGGCCATGTCCGGGGCGGCAGCCATGAGATTGAAGTTCCGCCCGGATTCATAAGCGTCACTATCGAAGTCGGTCTGCACCGCAACTTGGTTGCCGTTATGGGTGGTTACCTGAAAATCGACCACAAGTTCTGGGTAACACGGTTCTTCATACGTTTGCGTATCGAATCCCCACGGGCCGGGTGTGGTGTCTTCGAGTAGTTGGCGTGCTTCTTCTGGTGTCATTTGGTGTCTCCTAGTCGTGTTCGTGTTCTTGTGTCATGCCGCCGAGTTCCCGGAAATACAAAAACTCATTCCGGTAAAACCTCAGCTGCCTAATCCGCCCCGTGCTACACGCACGGAACTTCTCCGTCCCCTGCTCCTTGAGAGCAAGGAACCGCGTGATTTTCCCGAGCGCTTCCGCGCCTTCCCCTGGTTCTGGTACAGGCACTTCGATGCGGCCCAGGTGCTCCACAGTGATGCGCTTCGCCATAGCCCCGGTGATGAACCGCTCCTTCTGTCTCGCCACATCACTGGTCGCCAACATCTGCGCTAGCAGTTCCGCATCCATGTCAGTGCGGAAAATGATGGTGTGCGCGTCAACAGCCACCGGCCCATCGCCTTCCCACGCTGCGGCGGCACCAACGCCGTCGGTATCCATTGCGGTGCCCGCGATGAGTAAGTCGCCGGGCATGGCTTTTCGGATGGTGCTCCACTTGCGTTCCGGTAGACGTGCTGGTGCTGTCGTGGCTACGGGTGCGAGGTGTGTGATTTGCCCGTAGTGGATAGCGGGGCCGCCGTTGTCGGTGAGGTCTTTTTTGGTGAAGTGTGTGCCCCGGCTGAATTCTCCTAGCTGGTGTAGAGGTGTTTTTTGTCATGCCGTGCGGCGCTCCTCCACCAGCCGAACAATCCGGTCAAGATACTCACCGTGATCAGTGAAACCAGCGATTCGGCAAATCATCGCGTCAATCTCAAGGTCACTACGCAAGTGCTGCAGCATCTGGGAACGCGCTTGCTCTTGCAGCGCGACCTCATCGACTGGTTCCTCTTCTGGTTCCTCAGGCTGGACATAGGTGTGAACGGAAAGGTTGTAATCCTCCGCCTGGATTTGTTTGCGGTCTACGACCTCCGTCAGGTCGTGCTCCATATCGATGAACTGCACGCTGGTGGACGTTCGACACTTCTTGAAAACCAGAATGCAGGTCTCGATACTGGTGTCCTCAAACTTTCCGCCGGGGATACGCACCACGTGGCTAATCAGGTTCTCCTCCACCAGCCACGCGCGTATCTTGCCTTCGCGTCCTCCCCGGTAGAGGATTCCGGGAAACCCCATCACCACAGCGACACCATCGTCGTCGAGTAGGTGAAGAATGTGGAGGATGAAGGCGTAGTCGGCTTTGGATTTGGTGGGGATCGTTGGGACGAACATGAAGCGTTCGTCAACTGTTGGCTCCCATGCGATGGAGAATGGTGGGTTGGCGACGATGACGTGGAAGCGTTTGTCCATGAAGGCGGGGTTGGCGAGGGTGTCGCCGTGTACGCCGGTGAAGTTGGTGAGGGCGGCTTCTGCGTCGTCTAGTGCTTCTTGGTCGATGTCTTGCCCGTATTTGGGTGTGTCGCCCCAGGCGGCTAGTAGGTCTCCGGCTCCGCATGTTGGGTCGTAGACGTTGCGGGGTTCGCCGTGGATGTTTTGTTGGGCGAGTGCGGTGATGGTGGCGACGAGGTCGGGTGGTGTGTGGAATTTGCCTACGGCTTTGAATTGTTGGCGTAGGCCTTTGAGTGTGTGGGTGTTCATGTCCTTATTCGTCGTGTTCGTCTGTTGTTTCCCAGGGGCCGCAGCAGTCTTGTGACCACCTGTTGCAGGTCAGGCACGGCCAATCGTCGGTGTTTTCGGCGCTGTGGCGCACGCTGGCGGACGTTTGGGTGTCGGGTGGGGTAAGTGTGCGGGGCGGGGTGTCCGACGGCTTAGATTGGCTTCTAGGCAACATTCGGAATCTCATCCCCCTGCTCCACATGGATCATCACGCCCGGTTCTTCTGCGGTGCCTGCGCGTCGTTTCACAACCAGCAGGCGGGTCACCTGCGAATCATCCTCGAAACACACGCCTGTCAGACCGTCGAGGACAGCGCGCGCTAATTTGTCTGCGTCCGGGCGGGCACACATCGTCAGCGGTGCGGACTTCGGCATGGCCTTCGGCCTCGGCATCAAAAACGTGAGTTTCACCGACACCGGCCCGTTCAACGACTGGCAGCCGTGAGTGATGGCCGCGTCCTGCACGGCCTCACGCCACGGCTTCACCCGCTTGCTGACTTCCACCAGCACCGCGCGTTTACCGCGCACGAATGCCTGCTTGCTTCCTTGCGGGGCTGGGTGCCCCGGAACAAAAAACCTCATCGTTGGTTTCTCCTTGCATGAAAAAACCGCGCTGCGAGAGCGCGGTCGATACGGGTTGCGGGGGTCAAAATGGGCCTTTCACAGCTTCTGGCTGCTCGCCTAGCTCAAGGTGGCGCATCAGCGCGTCGTTGGCCGTGTAGTCGTGTCGGCAGCGGACAGCATCGTCCAGGCCGAGGATGTAGCCGTTCGGGTCGCACATGTCACAGTTGGTGATCGCGTCACGGCGTGCTTGCGCCTGATCGTGTTTGCGTTGCTGTCCGGCTTCGGCTTCGAGTGTGGCTTCGGCGTCGCGGATGAGTGGGGTGAGGAGGCCGGGGGTTTTGTGGCCTGGGCGGGTTTGCCATTCCTGGGCGGCGAGGAGGATGGCTTGTTCGGGGTGGCCGTTGGCGAGGGCGCGGTTTGCTGCCGAGTGGAGTTCGGTGGGGATGTTTTTTGCCGCTGCCCATTCGTCGCGCGCGGTACTACTTGTAGCTTGCTTGCTTACAGTAACCATAGATAAGGACGGGTCGGGTCGGGTCGGGTCGGGAATGGTACCGGACATTTCGGTGACTCCCTCAAATGTCCCCTTAGGGGACTCTCGGGTGACTCCCCCGGGGACATTTCCGCGTTCCTGCTGTTCAGCGCGTTTTCGCTCGCGCGATTTGCGCTTTTTTTCAGACCACTCTCGGCGTGATTCCTCAACAGAATCGCGAGTAGGTTGGTACTCAAACCAGTTGCGAAATGAGTACGCTTTCACACCCAAATCACACTCAGTTTCAACCCATAACCCGGCGCGAATCAGCGCAGAAATCTGCGCCTCCGTCCCCTTAAGCGCTCGAACCTGCTGGGCTGTAATGACCCCGTCCGTGAGATGCTTCGCGCAAAACGACCCAGCCTTAGCCCACAACCCAACAGCAGCATTTGAGATCCCGGCGACTTTCGGATTGTCATAAAAACCATCGTCAACCTTGAACCAAACCATTGATTCGAGCGCTCCTTTCTAGAACGGTGGCTGCTCGTTGTCAGGGAGCTGTGGCTGGCTGCTGTTCCACGGGTCGCTGGCCGGGGCTTGGTTCTGCTGCTGGGACAGCCACCCGTCGTCCTTCGGCTTCGACTGCTGGCCCTTGGTGACCTGGGCGCGGGCGAACTTCAACGACGGCCCAACCTCATCAACGTCGATGTAAGTCTCCGTATGCTTGGCGCCATCCTTTTCCCAGCTACGCTGCTTCAGGCGACCAGTGACAATAACCCGCATGCCCTTCGACAGCGACTCGACCATGTTCTCCGCTGCCTCACGCCACAGGCTGCACGAGAGGAACACCTCGTCGCCGTTGACCCACTGGCCGTCCTTGTAGACACGGGTGGTGGATGCGACACGGAACGACGCAACAGGCGTGCCGCTATTCGTAAACCGCAGTTCCGGGTCTGCAACCAGATTCCCAACAACGGTGATCTGCACATCACCTTGTGCCATTACTGAGCACCTCCCTGATTAAGGTTTTCCCATCGCTGGTTTGCGATAATTGCGAGTTCTTCGTGCTGCTCATCGGTGATACCGCTCGTAGCGATGGTGTTCATCAGTTCGGTGAGTTCATCGTGCGTGGCAGCGTTCTCAAGCTTCTCCCTGGCGGCCTGCATGTCGAACTCTGGTTCCTCCGGCTTCGCCGTAAGCGCCGCTTTCAGCCCGCTGGTGCCGCGGCCCGGCTGCACGCGGGTAGCGGTAGCGCGTACAGGCTGCTCGAGCTCGAACTCTTCCTTGGTGTAGGTGATACCGAGGAGTACATCCGGGGCGAGTTTGCGGCACACCTCCGCAGCTGCCTTGGCGTACAGCATGGCCTGCGGGTCGGACGTGTACTTCTTGTTCGACGTGTACCCGGCCTGCACTGCCCGGTCGATAGTCCACGTTGAGGTTTCCTGCTCCCCGCGGGGGCTAGTGCCAGTGACCGTGACCTGCTTGTCTGTGGACTCCACGGTCTGGAAGCGGTAGCCCTTCGCCTTCAAAAGTGCGACCATTGTGCGTGCGTAAATCGACGGCTGGCCATGCACAACAAACACTTGCTGTAGCGCCTGCTGTGGCTTCAGCCCGAGTTCTGCGCCGTAGAGGATTGCTGCAGCCCCATCGTCCGGCTTGCCCTGGAAAGTAGCGGGCACCATCTTCGTGTTACACAGCACAGTGGCGAGTTTGTGGGCTGCACCCATCGCCTCGGCCTGCTTCTGCAGCAGCTCCAAGCCATTGTCGGTGACATCTGGCAACGGCATCGCTACCGCGTCGTGCGTAGTGGTGGTGTCGAGTTCCTTGGTCATTTGGTTTCTCCTTCTGCGAGGTTTGCGGATTTGATGAGGGCAGCGCCGAGCCAGCGAGCTTCCTCGATCGTTATGTCGTGACTGTTGTCGCCGAGATAGATAGACACTGGGCACTTGAGGCCTGCGTCTGTGGCGGTTACGAAAAGGTTCTCTTCGAGCGCGTGCTCGTCGTAGATGTGTCCGTTAATCTCCTGCCTGCGGCTGTACATCGCCTTCCTCCTGCTTGTCTGCCTCACGAGCCATCTCCACAAATTTCGCAATCAGGGCGAGTAGGTAGTCGTTGAATTCGTTGAAATCATTCGCGCGAGAGCGTTCCCGCCACCATAAGGTGCAAAAAACGCCGGTTGCGGCTCCGAAAATGATGGATGAGACCATGTAGACCATGATGTTTTCTCCTTAGAAAAGTGTTGCCGCAGAGATCGCGGCCAGTATTAAAATCCAAAAAACGCCGCAACCAACAGCTGCGGCGGTCAAATCATCACCCGGATATTCCCGGCCCTCAGGTGGGCGAACCTCCGGAAATTCAGCACTGGTCATAGGCTGACAATCGCTTTCTTCTCAAACTTGAAAGACCCCTTGCCGACTGCAGCGTTATACACATCAGGGTGCTTCTCCCTGAGCTTCTGCACATCAAACTTCGGAGTCATCAAATCAGGGTCATCAAGCAAATGGCGTGAGCCCTTCGGCACCCGCGACTGAGCGAAACGGCCAGATTGGCGGCTCGCGATGCGCGCCCCATTCCACACAGCCGTGGCACTATCACCCATCATCTCTGCAACAGAATTCTCTGCTGAAGTGACGCGACGCTGCGCCGCCTCCAGCTCCTCGTATGCGTCACGGAGCTCGTCAACAGCAGAATCTGGAACATCAAACGATGCACCTTCGGTTACTGGGCGGAGTGCAGCAAGAATCTCCTTCGCGTTCTCCGAGTCCCCAGCCTCCGGTGGAGTTCCGTTGTGGAGTAATCCCCAAAAGTGTTCTGCGTCAGCGCAGATACGACGGAACACCGTCTCGTCCCACTCAATGTCATAGATCTGCGGTTCCCCGTACACAGGGATGATGACAATGCTGGCTTCGTGGATTCCAGATACTCCCATTTGGAAAATGACCTGCAGCCACCAGTTATCTCGAACTCCTGTGTCACGCCTGGGGCGCTTAACCTCGATGATGTGGCGCCGCGACCCGCGTCGAGCTCGGCGATCTAGTGTGACGCAGTGGGGAAATCGTAGATTGCGCGATGTGTATGTAACTTCGCCTTTATTGAGCTGCCATCCCGGGTTAGCCCGTTTCCATACGTTGGCGCCGTAGTCTTCTGCGTCGTGGGCATCGTCGAACATCTTTTGGGTATCACTGTCGATGTGCTCTTGCCATGTCCCGTTCATGAGATGCCAGCGCTCAAAGGCGCTGTAGTAGTCGCATCCGGTGTATTGTCCTGCGAGTTCGTGTCCTTCTGGGTATCTGACCATTGCTGGCACTTTTGAGGCTGTGATGAGTTTCCGCCATTCGGGCGAGCCTGGTGGCGGTGGGTTAGTGACAACGTGTGATGGCATGTTTCTCCTCTTCTCGTGCCATGCGTTCTTCTTCGAGGCGTATGCGGCCTAGTCGTGTGATTCGCCACTGTCCACTTGCGTTGTCGGCTAGGCCGTCGTCGATGAGTTTTTGTTTCCGGAGTCCGTAGATGTACGGCAGTTTTCCCCATTTCTCGAGGTTGTGGAGTGCCCTGTAGACGGTTGGCGGGAGTCGCTTATCCACGGTCATCACCCGGCGAGTACAAGATCGCGGATACTTCCCACGGCTCGAACCCGTAGTGCTCACACAGACGGAAACGGGCGAGTGTAGGCGACACCTGGCGGCACAACTGCCGGTACTCAAACCTGACTTTTTCCACGCTCACGTTCATGGGCGCACCCCATCATCGAAGCGGTTGAGGACGAGCTCGGTCAGCGCCACCGCGTCCGTTGCGCCCTCGTCCTCCATCTGCTGGTAGACGTACAACGTCTGCGTGATGATGTTCTTGAGTCGTACTTTCTCGACCTCAAACGGGTCAGGCGTGCGCTCCTCGCTGTGTTTCAAACTCGCAGCCGTCTCAGGCATATCTTTTGGAGACCGCATCGGCCACCACCACCTCTTTCTCTACTTCTTTCTCCGGCTGCCACACGGCAAACACAACCCCGTCGCTTGACCGCGCCCGATACCTCCCCGGCAGGCGCGACCACACCACCGAGCTATTAATCCGCTTCACAATCCGGTCACAATCACGCCCCGGCGAAACCACCGTCCGAAACGGCATCACACCAGCCGGAACCGGCAACGCACGCCCAGGAACCTCCCGCAGCTTCGCCGCGAACTCCTCCTCAGGTTGAGACAGTCCACGTGACCGTTGCTTCCATTTCTCTTCCAGTGGCACCGGCACCACACGCGGCCCACCATTGAGCCCCAGGTGCGTCGTACACGCCCTCAAAGCAGCAGCAGGAGCGCTACAGCCCTCAACACAACAAGTCCGCTTCACAAGTCACCCTCCTCCAGCCCAAACTTGCTAAGAAACAGATTCGCCCTGGCACGCCGGTTAGCGTTCACCAACGCGCGCATCTTCCTGGCCGACGGCCTCTGCGACTCCCCCAGGACGTGAGATGACACGTCGTAGTACTGGCCCAAATACTCACAAGCCTTCTTGAAATCACCGAACACGGCAGTGAAATGAGGTAGTTCCTCTACCGCCCGGCCAGCCCGAACGTCCCGAGTCATCGGAGGGTCACCAGGCGTACCCATGATCTTTTCAGCTACTTCATCGGTGATTCGGCCACGGAATAGTAGGTTCTCCGTTTTGTGCCGGGTGATTCCGTAGTGTTGTTGGATTGGCGGCCGGGTGTACCCGTCGAGTAGGAGGCTGTAGATGCGTTCGATGGCGTCTTTTTGTGTCTGGTTCATAGGCACATCACCAGCGCGAGGAAGATAATGCTGCCGAACGCCAGGACGAATGCGGTTGCTGACCAATCCCACTTGATGTGGCGCGGCTCGATACGGCGCGGCCTGCGGGTGTAGAGCTCGAGCAAATCGGGGCGCTCATCAATCGTGCGCTTATCCGGCACCCGCAGGTCACACGCATCAACCAGGTCGAAAAGGTCATCGCTCCGGCTCATCGGGTTTCCTCCTTCCGGCGCTGAATCCACGCCTCCAAATCCGGCTCATCAATACGCAAACCACCACGGGTCTCCCCCAGCCGGTAGAGAGGTAGTGGGTCGCGTTTACGGTCCGCATAGCCGTAGACGCTCGCTTCTGTGGCGGCTAGTCGCTCCGCGACTTGCTTCACCGTGAGTGCTATAGTCAT